TATTGCTGCTGTTGTACCTGATGCTCCTCTTGTCAAACCTGTTAAAGTATTACTACTTACACCGGTGTAAGTAATTATTTCTGAACCTATAATAACTGTTCCAGATGTTGGAAAAGATGATGCACTCGCTATTGTTAAAGATGTAACTGATGCATTAATTCCTGATGCAAGTGTTGATGTAAATGTTCCTGACACTGTACCGCCCCATTGACCTAATCCCCAACCTGTTGATGCAACCTCTTGAGCTACCCCTACTGAAAAATAATGTTTTACTCTAATACCACCAGAGGTGCTAGCACCTGATCCTGATTCATTAGAAGCCATAGTCAGTGTTAATGTACTAGATGTTGGAATAGAGGTTACTTGAAATTTGTTATCGTCAAAATTTGCTGCATTAAAATTAGAATTAGTTATAGAGGTAAAATTATCTAATAATAAAATATCACCTTTATTTGCATTGTGTGCTGATGCAAAAGTTAATGTTACAGTTGCTGATCCATTAGTTGTGCTAAATGCACCAGTTAAAGTTGTTGTAGATTTAATTGGGTGTATGTCATAGAAAACACCTCCAGAATAAGCGTACAATATTCTATTTGTTCCAAGAACTGCGTACTTAATACCTGATGTATTTACAAAATGGTGAATAGCTGTATTACGACCTGTAATGTCAACCGAACCTAATTGAGCCCAACCGCCTATTTTTTCTGGTAAGCCATACCTAAATCTAACATTGTCACCATTAACCCATTGGCCTTCACCTTCAGTTGATGTGACTTGTTTATTAAACCCTGGTGCAAATTTAACTTTTTGTAACATAGTTTTAAACCCTATGGTTTAGTTGGCCATGTAGCGTTTGTACATTTAGCAACAGTGTCTTTACCATCAGGTAAATCTCTTAAAGCTTGCCTGTAAGTTCGCATATCATCTGATATAGCATTACCTTTTTCAAGTTCTGATACAATTTCCCAGTCATACGCTTTTAAAAGACCATCTCTTTTTTGTCTTAAATCCGCTAAAGCTCTAGCTGGAGCAGCATTAGCGTGAGCTGTTTCCTCATTGTCTCTAGCAGTTTCTTCAGCTGCTGTGAATTGTACGTTAGTTCCGTTTATATTATGAAATCTTGGCATAGTTTTTTATACTCCATTGTTAATTGTTAAGCAATACCATAAAGGCAAATATCTCCAGCATCTATGTTGCCTGTACTCATTTTAAATTGCACAGCATCTACTGCTGATGTTGTATTAAAATATCCAGCACCTACACTTCTTATAGAAGCATCTGGACTAGCATTTCTCATAGTGCTAGAATCGGAAATAAAATGTTTTACAAATGTTGTAGATGATGGATTAAATAAATGTAATGTTCCACAACAACCATTATCTGCATCACTACTATTTGTGTATGCTAAAGTAGCATCTGATGTTGATTGTGCTAAATCATAACTTGTTTGATAACCAAATAATGCTTCTGCACCATCCTCAATATGATATGCTCTAAAATGAGTAGTCGTTGCTGTAACACCATAAGAACTTCCAGTATTTGTAGAAGTTTGAAAAACAAAAGAAGCGTCAGAAGCTGGGTGCATATTATTAAATGTAAATACATACTCCTTATAAGTACCATCAAGCACCACACCACTTGCACCATCAACAAAAGATAAAGTTGCAGAAGATGATGCTGTTAGTTTTTTAATAAACGTCATAGCACCTTTTGCTAAACCGCTATCTAAAGCACCAGCGTCAAATATTGTTGTTCCGTTTGAAATTAAAGCCATCTATCCTCCAATTCCGTAAAGTTTAATTATTCCAGAATCTATGTTGCCACTTGCGCAACTAAATTGCACACCATCTATTGCAGCAGTTACATTGCAATAACCACCAATATGAAAGCCAAGAGATAGTGGAGAACCACTAACATCTACATAATTTGCTCGTGACATAAATTGTTTTACAAATGTAGTGCTTGATGGATTAAATAATGTAAGTTCTCCAGACATAGATTCATCATTTTCAATTCCATAACTTCTTGCAAGTCGTTGAGGATCTGTGCTTTGTGCTAAATCATCAGCAGCACTATAAATTAGTGCTGCCTCTCCATCATTTTCTGCTGCATAAGTGTAAAAATATGATGTTGTTTTAGTAGCATCATAAGCACTTCCACCATCTCTAAAATTTACTTGGAATATAGATTCCTCACTATTGTGTATATTGATAAACTTAAATACATAGCTGTCATAAGTATCATCTAACACTACACTTGAAGCACCATGTACGAATGATAAATTAGCTGAACTACTAGCAGTTAAAGTTTTAATTAAAGTCATACTACCACTTCCAGCACTTACAGCACCAGCATCTATTATAGTTGTTCCGTTTGATACTACTGCCATTAACTATCCTTAATTCCGTAGAGTTTAATTTTACCAGCATCTATGTTTCCAGAACTCATTTTAAATCTTATTGCATCTACATCACTTGTAGTATTCCCATAACCAGCAGAAAAAATATTAAAACATGCATCACCAGATGCATTCATATTTGCCCGACACATAAAATGTTTAACAAAAGTTGTTGAACTAGGATTGTATAAAAACATTTCTCCAGACATATTTTCATCATTTACAGTACCAAGTTCCCCACATAGTCTTATGAACCCAGTTGCTTGTGCTGCGTCTTGTCCAGTATCATAAGCTACTTCACCACCACCACCACTTTCACCATGCTGTGATCTAAAATATGTAGTTGTTTTTGCAACATTGTAATTACTTCCAGCATCTATACTCATATTCATTTCAAAAAGAGCTTCATCAGTTGCTGCATGCATACTAATAAACTCAAACTTATAAATAGGAAAAGTGGAATCTAAAACCACACTTGAACTTCCATGTACGAATGACAATGTAGAACTAGAACTAGCAGTTAAAGTTTTAATATGAACCATTGAACCTAGACTAACTGAAAATGCACCAGCGTCTGCAATGGTTGTTGCGTTAGAAATAATTGCCATGTTTAAACCTCTGTCAGATTAAACTTATATTTTTTACCATTAAGTCTGTTCATTAAAAATAAATCTTCTGAACCCTCTTGAATAGTCCATGAACCTCTTGTTCCATCGACTTCATTATCTCTTGTTTTAGTATTATTTAAATTTATATCCCCAGTATATATGTCTCTCCATTGGAAACTGGCACTACCTAAATCAAATGTGTCATCTGTTCCTGGAAGAAGTGCCCCTGCCACAGATAATGAGGCATTACCTAAAGTTAATAAATCAGTATCATTTGCACCACCTATTGTACCACCACTTTTAATTACAAGATCATCTTTAACTGTAAGAAGACCTGCAGAAGAAAGTGTTAATGCGTCAGCAGTTGAAGCAACACCAATAGTACCACCGTCTTTAATTAAAATATCATCTTTAAATGTTACAATACCAGCAGATGAAATTATCATAGCATCCACAGCTGAAGCAGAACCCACTTGTCCATCATCTGCTATTGTAATATCATGATTAAATACAGCCGTACCTGCAGCTGACATATCTAATGTTAGTGCAGTTATATCTGCCCCACCATCTGTACCTTTAAATATAATATCAGTATTATTAGCAGCTGCATCAACTGTAATATTACCTGATGAAGTTGTAATATTGACTGCGGCATCCCCAACTGAAATATCATCAGCTGCTGGAGCACCTGCTGCGTCTTCCCATGCAGCTGCAGCTCCTGCACCACCTGATGTTAATACTTGGCCATCAGATCCAACATTATTACCTGCAATACCAATTTCTCCTTGAGAGGTAAATCTAAATTTTTCTGTAGCGGCTTCTGAATGACCTGTAAAAAATAATAAATCTGTTGAATTAACAGAAGAACTAAATGTAGCTTGAGCAACAGCTTGAATAGAAGCAGCGATAGTAATAGCATCTGTTCCTCCAGCTTCAAGTGGCGCTTGAAAATCTACTTTTCCCATTACGTCATTTGCGTTAATATCTGTTAAAGCTGTAGCTAAAAGTAATTTACCTGTACTAGTAGTTGCATCAGCCGATGCTCCTAAAATTCGAAGTTGGTCTGCACTTTGATCCCATTCAAAATAAGCTCCAGCAGAAGCACCAAAAAATTTAACATCTAATCCTGTGTCATCTACACCGACAGTCACTGCACCACTAAATTGTGAAGCACCAGCAATATCAATTGCTCCTGATATATCTAAAGTTGCAGCGTCTAGTTCTCCAGATAAAGTAATATTTCTAAACCCTGTATAATCTTTGTTTGAATCTAATATAACTGCTTTACTTGCAACAGCTGTTCCAACAGCTGTGCTACCAATATCTAAAGCATTAAGTTCACCAACAACAGCAGTAATACCATCAAGTGCATTTAATTCTGCGGCTGTAGAAGTTACTCCGTCTAATATATTTAACTCTGATGCTGTAGATGTTACAGCTACATTTTCATTTATTTTTGGTGAAGTTAAAGTTTTGTTTGTTAAAGTTTGTGTTGCAACAAGAGACACTAAAGTTGAGTTAGCACCATCTGGTAATAACATAGTGTTAGTTACACCTGCAGAGTGTGGTTGTGCTATAACTTTTTGACCATGTGAATTACTTTCACAATTAAATACTATTGCTCCAGAATTTGTATTACCTCTTACAACAACTGT